ACACAGTTGTACGGTCACTGTGAATAGCTTGCCTCATATAGTAGGCCACCAATTTCTCCAGATGCTTAGAGAAGGCATGAGCCTGATCCCTGATTGCTGGATGCGCTGAGTCTGATACTGCGATAATTTTTTCTACACATTGTTCAGACAATTCATCAGGAGTTAGACCCCTGTTATTTGTTGTGTTTATCTGTACCAAAGATTCATCTTTAGGAACGCTTACATCTATTTTAAACATCACAGATCCACCCTTGGTTCACCGTCACGGTAACTATCTCTCTTTAACCTGCCCTCTCCTAGCATTATTAAGCGTTGCATGGCTTCGTCAAACTTCTCTTTGTACATGACGAGCACGTCTTGTTCACCTTTCATAAACACATATGCGTTTACTAAACTGCCATAAAGCAACGCTTGTTCAGCGTTGTCACCTAACCATGAGGTGCTAGAAGTAACAATTGAAGGTGGGTCGTAGTAATAATGCAGTTGAACTGAATAGTTAGTGTCAGGTGTGGGAGCCAGAATAAAGTTCCCTGGAGAATTAGTAGATGAGAAGTCTCCATCAAACTCTGAATAGTACTTTGGAAGACCAGTCGTAGATTCATTAGGATACGCTTCACGCATAAAATTTACATCTTTTTCAATAAGAAAAGTGTAGTTACTACTGGAATCAATCACAGCAAATGAAAACGGGGCAAGAAAGTCATTAGGTCTTGCTACATAAGGATGCGATGATGTTACGTTTGCAGTAACATTTTTCCTAAGTTCAGGAATCATTACAGTTCGATGTATTAATTCTTCCGTCTGCCGTACAAACGTAGGTATCTCCGCAACGAAAGTTGTTTCGTTGTTTTCAGTGAAATCCTGTATCGACTGTACTAATTCAGCGTAATTCATCTACTTATCCGTTTCTAGTAAACGCACCACCACGAGTTGCTGCACCCATACCACGACACTTGCCGCCCATACCCATCTTAGTGACTTTTCCGCCACTGGCTTGAAATCCTATTTTATTGCGAACTTCTGTAGGCAGTTTGCCAAGACTTTTTTTCTTATCTTCTGGCACTGGTTTGAGGTTCTTTTTATCCATGATTACTAATCCTCGTTATAAAGGTTATCAAATACCCTATTCACGTCTAGTGTATAGTCTAAATCACTTTTTGAATAGTGTATATGTTGTGAAGGTCTAAAATCTGGTGCGCCTTCTCCAGTTTCAAACCAAGCGGGATGTGTTACTCGAACACGATTATTAGGGAGTGCTACCACGTTACCAGTCCACTCACCTGCATCTAGCAACTGCATTACATGACTTTGTTTGTGTTGTGCAGGATCGTCAGCTATCTCACTCTCCGCATAGTCAACAGTAAACAAATACTTTGCAGGGAACATGTTACCATCTATTTTTGCTAACCAAGGACATGGTGTAGCTCTATCAAGAACGTATACAGCGTGTGTATGAGAAGAACAGTCCCAAGGCTGTGCGTCATGCACTGCCATAGGCTCAGGCCAATCCTCTAGCGGCTCATCAGCTACTAAAGCGGTTATCGGCATCCTAGCCCACATTGCACCGCCGTGCACGTTTTCATCGCCCTCTTCATCAGCTTCACAACCTGTAAAGATAACTTGAAAGCTTAAACATCTGTTTGGCATTGTTGTTACCGCTATTGCCATAGCATGAAGAAATTCGCCGTGATACTGCTCGTGGTTGTGAGTGTATTCACGACGAACCCAACATTTAAAATGCGGTATGTTACTTTGTAAATAAGGCATTATCTACGTGTTTT